TTTTTCCTTACCATCTACCATTTCCACTTCGGTCTCATGAGAGATGCAGATGATGTTATATTTTGCCTGCTGTACCGCCGAGAGAAAGATGTGCATTAGTTTTCCGAGATTGCCCCAATCTTCCCACGTTGGCTTATAATCATCTGGCTGTTCTTTTGTGATATGTGCGAGCGCAGAAGCTGTGAGTTGAGTGAGTGAATCGACAACAACTACAGTATCTTTTGAGAGTTCATTGAGACAAACTGTGACGCTTGGAGCATTGTCTCGTGTGCAGATAGGGCAGGCAACTTTTCCATGTGCTTCGCAGATCGTAACCTTTCCACCCTTGATCACCTTCAGCATCGTTTCAATGCCGATAGGATAGAACTTAGTATCAGGAATGCTGATAAGTTCTACACGATCCTGCGCCTCAGCAGGAAGTTTCAGAAGCACATCGCTACCGTTCTCCAGATCAAACCAGAGAACATTGTATTTAAGTGCTGCTGTTCCTGCGAGCTGAGACTTTCCGCTTTTGGGCGGGCCGTAGATCATTATGCGGTGAGTGGGAGAGAAGATTTTCTGGGAGAGTTTCATAGTTGGGGCCTCGTGAGTGCATATGATATAGAACAGCGATCAGCTGAGAAAGAAGTTTCTTTACTTCATCAGCGGATCTTTTATCTAGTTGTCCCAATTCAAATGCAACTACTAATGATCCTCGTGCGTGTGAGAGGAGTCCAAGAGTTTGTCTCCATTTACGTTGTTCAATCTGCTTGTGGGAAGGACGGATCGTTTTCATATGCAGTATCCGTTGCGAATTTGTCTGAAACACAGGGGATTGGAAGAAAGGCTATGACTGCTTTCGTATCCCAACTTTTCTTGGATTCATCGTACCAAGCTCCGCTAGGAAAAACACCCCTTCGTCCTCATCATAACAGACAAGAACTGGATACCAAGCAGAGAGTTCAGGTTGATGTGGCCAGTACTTCCATTCCATCATGATCTTCCTTATGAAGCTGAGCTTGAATGAGATCCTGAATGGTTACATTCACTGTGTATTCTGTTGTGTCTCCCTGGTAATCTTCAGGCACTGGCGATGTAAGTCTCTCAGTTGAGAGAGTACATAGTCCGAAGTATTCACAGACTGAATTGAATGCGAGACAAGATTCTCCGCGCATGGGATAGAGGCCATCTGCCTCATACATCTTGATAATCTCAACGTCAAACAGGAGTTCTCGAATCCATTGTGCACGTTGAAGATGTGACTTGCCAAATTCAAAGATTTCGAACTCTCGTTGGAAAGTCTTATAGACTAGATAACGAACTTTGTAGGAAGAAAGTCCTGGGAATCCTGCGTCGAGGACGATGGAATATCCGATGGCTTGTGCACTGTTTTTGTATTGTGCTTCGTGAAGCCACTTTGCGCCTGTTGTTTTCACTTCTAGAACAAGGACTTCGCGCGTGTACTTATGCACTAGCACAAGATCAACGAAGCCACGAAAGCGGAACTCGCCGAAGATATCAATGCGGAAGGAGAGTTCTACTGCTGGCTTGCCATTAATTACAGCGAGTTCGTAATCCTGAAAGATTCCACTCTGCTCATAGACTTCAGAGAATTTCTGAATGGCGAAGACAGCTTCAGCAAATGACTTCTTGGACTTTTCATCTGAGGCCCAGAGAATGCAGTCCCAAGAATAGAACATTGCAAAGAGAGTTTCATCAAACGTGGCGCCAGCAATAATAGATTGCACGCCAACGCCAAAAGCGTGACCGAATGCAAAGGTCACACTCTTCTTCAGATTTTCTTCCTGAGCTGAATCGGCCTGTTTCTTATAAAGTTCGAACTTACGGGGGCAGGAATGGAGTGTGAGGATACTGGAGTATGAGAGTTCCCTGATTCTTGGGTCGATAGTGTCTTGAATATCCATTTTGTTTCCTCAAGTGTGCAGCGATTAAGAATGAATTTCACGTCGCTCATGCCATCGTAGAATGGGAATTCTAACCAATGGCAGAGCAGTCTGAAGTCTTCATATGTGCAGCCTGCACGAATGCAAGCAAGCGCAACGAATGCATGAGGACGCATGATTAATCATCATCGCCCATTCCACCAAGCATTCCTAGCACGGCACTTTCTGAGGAAGATTTGATCTTCTTGGTGAGAGAATCTTTCTTCTTTGTGACGATAGAAGTTGCGATCTGAATGTTAACATGTTGCTTCAGGCCACGCACGATAAGGCCAATTTCTTCCGGTGCCAGAAGCGTCACCATTTCAGGATCTTTTCTGAGGGAGGTATGAATGTCCTGAAGAATGGTAGGCATTTCAGGAAGTTGTTGCAACAAAGCCGCTTCGAGAGCGGCCATTTTCATCTTGAGAGTTTCAACTTCATTCATCGATGTGTGCTCCAAGTTCTTTGAGTCCGATGGTTTTCTTTAGAAAGAACTCCATCATGTGTCCTGATCGTTTGATTTTTAATCTTGCTTTCTGTCCATTGATGGCGAGTTGTAGTTTATATTCAAGATCAATGTCCTTTTCTTTCCAGATGGCATGAGACACGCGAGGTTGAAAAGGAATGGGCACCGCTACTTTGCAGTATCCATTCATTTTCAATCGATGCCAAATGGGATAGTATCGGCGCATATCTTGCAGAAGCAGAAAAGACTCCGAGATTTTGTCCCGGAGTCTTTTCGTTCACACGAGACGAAGATTATTCGTCGTCGGCGCCAAGGTTGGCAAGCAGGCTCTTCTCGTCCGCTTCCAGAAGCGTGTTGCCCTTCTCTTGAAGGAATGCAACACAATCGGCGAACTGTTCGCCATTCTTCGTGTGAGCAGTGTAGAGATCCAGTTGCTTGAGCAGGAAGCGAATGACCTTCTTCGCAGTCTTGACCGGCTGGAACTTCTGCTTGAGAATGTTCGCCGCAGCGGCAGCTTCTTCTGCGCCACGGAATCCACCTTCGACCATCGTTGCGATGTAGTCTTGAGTGAATGCTTCCCACACTTCCTTCGCAATGCCCGCACCACGACGCTGCTTCGGAGGAATCTTGGAAATTGCTTCCCAAGAAAGGATCTCAAGCGGGAAGTTATCCTGCTTAACGTCCTCGTTTTCGTTGATGTGTTCACGAGCACGAGAAATGATCACATCCGCAACGGCATCAAGCAGAAGACGCTGTTGCAGTTCATCTCCGTTTTCGAGGATGTAAACAATGCCTTCAATCGAAGGGCACGGAACATCCAATTCCACAGTGGGCCGCTTGTACAGTTTCGGAGTCGGCTTGCCATCCTTATCCAGAACCGGCTTGCCATCTTTGGTTTCATAAACTGGCTTGCCGTTTTCATCCTTGACTTCGACAGACTTGAAGCCGAATGAGACTTGACGAACATCGACGCGATTGTCAAACTTTGCCTTGATGGCATTGTGACGTGCGGCAATTTCCTGTTCCAATTGTTCCTGAGAGATTTGGTCAGTAGACATTGCAGTAATTTCCTGGTTGCGGGGACCGATTGCCCCAGACTGAAGTATGCCACAAATAGGGAAGGGCTGTCAACCCCCTCCCTGCCTGTTCACTTTTCGTTCTCAGAAAGTGTTTCCAATTTTCCTTTGAAGTACTCAGCTTTTTCTTGCCACGTGTTGCCGGGATATCTTTGTGAGATGATTCCTCCTACGAAAAGATTTGGTTCACAGATAATGATGAGCTGTTCACGTGCGCGTGTGATTGCAGTATAGACAAGCTCACGCTGAAGCATTTTTGAATGTGTTTGATGTGAGCAGAAGAATACCTTTCTCCATTCTGAACCTTGAGCCTTATGAACTGTGAGAGCGTAGCCAAGAAGAACGAGATTAACGTCGCCTGCTTTGTCGATAAGCACTTCCTTTTCTGAGTTAGTGAGTTTGATCTTAATGACGTGCGATGCCTGATTCACACGATCTTCTTTGTCGCTAGCAGCCAGAAGAAGTTGATCGATATCTACTCCTTCGAACCAGTTCTCATCTTTTCCGGCAGATGCAGAATGTTCTTGTCCCCAGTAATCAAGAGTGAGTGATTCTTTCTGAGGAGGTTTGCCTGCGTATTTGGGATTCTGATAAATGTCTACAATCTCTGCATCTTCCTTGTCATAGAGAATCGTATCTCCGATGGAGAAGTAATGCTTCTGGAATCCGGCGATCACTTCATAAGTCTTTGCGTGACGACGACGAGCGAGGAAGTTAGCGATGTGTTTGTTGAGTTCAATAGTTCCACACGCTTTGTTGTATGGAATCAGGATCATGTCTTCCTGAGGATCGTAATTGCCTTTCTCAATCTGAGTTGTGAAGAACTTGGCGAGCGTGAGAAGGGCATTGTCACTGTTGATTTTCTTTTCCCATGGAATGATACGAAGTTTTCCTGGAGTATTCCAAGAAGGCAATTCTTCAGGCGGAATGGGAACTCCACTGATGATTCTCTGTGCCTTGCGAATGATAGGAGATTCAAGAGCTTGTCGATAGACTTCTGTCAGTTCCACCACTGGCAATTCAAGCATCTTGAATCCGAGGATTGCTTGACCAAATACAGGAGGAAGCTGTTGAATATCTCCAAGGAAGATGAATTGAACGGGATGAGAAAGAGCATCGAGAATCTTATTGAATAACTCAACAGATGGCATCGATGCTTCTTCGATGATGATTGTTTTTATTGATGTGGGAAGTGGATTATCGGCATTGCGAGCAGGAACAAACTTCATTGTGGTCTTCATCTTCTGAGTCGCTTCATCCCATACTTCAGGATAGATTGGTTCATATTGAAGAAGCTTGTGAATGGTGACACAGTTTGCTTTCATGTCTTCTGGCATATTGCGACGAATGTTTTGCGTCGCACGTCGTGTGTATGCACAAACAACACTGCCAGGAGTTCCTGATTGCA